TGACGGTGAATCCGCCTGTGGTGCGAGCCACGGCCACGCGGGCATAGCTTGTGTAAGCCACTTCGTTGGTGGTCTGGTCGCCTGCTTCGCCGGGGTCGGCGGTGTGCAGGCTGAAGTACAAGCTGCCTGCGGTGCTGGAGCCGCGCAGGCCGGTAGCGTCACCCACCAAAGAACAGTCGGTGTTGTTGAAAACGAGCTTCAGAAAGTCATTTTCAAAGGTGTTTGACTTGGACATTAGAGTTCTCCGGTTTTCGCGGCGGCAACTGCTGCGGGCGCGAGGTCAAGTAATCCGTGTTTCGCGCCGAGTTCGGCGTCCGCCTGTGAAAGCGCTACGACCTCGCCAACTTTGCCAAAGGCACAGTCAACAAGCACAAAGGCTTCGACGGTTTCGGGGGTCTTTTTGGTGGCCATAGTTGTTTTCCTCAGTACACAGTAAAAAGCCCACGCTTGTGGGCATGGGCTTGAACTGGGCGCTTAAGTGGCCGAGTTGACGTACACCTTGACGGCGGCGGTGTTCAGCAGGTTGGAGCCGGTGCGAGTCCAGCCGCAGAAGCCGACTTGGCCGTTCAAGGCAAAAGCCGAGTCGTCGAAACGACGCAGGCTGGTGCTGTTGGCTACGTCACGGATGACGAACTGGCTGAAGTCACCAAAGGCGATGGATTTGGCACTTGCAGCCATCGCGGCCACGTCGTCATTCACCGTGTAGGCATAACCTGCAATGGTGGATGGGACGCCGCCAGAGATTCCTTCCATGTCGCCGGGGTTCCAGATTGGGCGACCCGTGGTGTCCTTGATCTTGCGGATGATGGCCACGCTGGAGTCGGCCAGCATAAAGCGAGCACCGTTGCGGTAAGCGCGATTGACAGAGTGGATCAGGTCAACCAGATCGTCATAGATCACGGTCAGGGTTTGGCCGGTAGTGCCGGTCTTGCCTGTGGCCGCACGTGCCATGACACCGTAGGGCTTGCTGGAGCCGTCGCCGGTGGTGTAGTGGGTGTTTGTGATGCGCGCCAAGCGGGTTGCCAAGCGATTGACCACGAATGCAACGACGTCAATAGCGCTGTCCTGAATCAACTCCACCGGGATGGCGATCTTGTTGGAGCTGTATTTGTACGGGTTAACCGCAACAGTGCCGAACGTGATTTCGCCGGTGGACGCAGCAGCATTTTCTGCAACGATCACGCCGACTTCAGAAGTGCCGTCCGAGGTGGGGAAGTTCAGGCTGTTGCCACCAGCGGTGCTGATGATTTGCGAGACTTCGCGCATCCCACCAAACGCCTTGAGCGCATCGACGACCATCGCAGCGATTTCCGATGGGACGGTGTAGCCGCCTTCAGTGGTCGTCGTGGTGGACATGGCATTGCGGATTTGCACTGCCTGTTCGGGGCTGACGTTGTTGCCAAAGCGCATGTACAGCGCGACGGCATCCTTGGCGCTCATGGCACCAACTTCAACAGTCTTTTTGGAGTCCTTGGTGGCGTTTTCAAAGAACTTTTCGGCATCGAGTTCGCGCATCTTTTCGATGCTCTTGATCTGGGCCTGGGTGCGCTCGATTTCGTTGGTGAAGCCGTCAAATGTGGCTTGTTCCTCGGCGGTCCAGGATTGCGAACCTTTTTCGGCGAGTTGGTGTTTGGCTTGAGTTGCGAGGTTTGCAATCTTCTCGCGCAGATTTTGGATGTTATCCATGATTTTCCTTACAGATTCAGCAGTGACCGACTGCCAGCGGTTCCAGCGCGAGAGGCGTCAGAGAAGGGACAAAGCCAAGTGGTTTGCGTTGGCTTCGGACATAAAAAAACCCGCTGCTTGAGCGGGTTCTGTTTGGGGTTCAGGGGCAGGGTCTGGTGGCGCGGGCGCGTTCTTGAAGGCGCTCAGGTTCCACGCGTTGCCGGGTGTCTTGCGCGCCGGGGCGATGCTGTCGATAAAGCCGTGGGCCAGCGCTTCTTTGGCGGTCATCCACGTTTCGGAGTTCATCATGGCGGTAATGTCCGCAATCGCCATTTTGGTTTTTGCGGTGTAGTCGTCCACGATGGCCATCTCAACTTTTTCCAACAATTCCGCCCGTTCGCGCATGTCATTCTTGTCACCGAACACCGCGCCGTGGGCGTTGTGGATCATGAACAAACCGCCATCAGACATGATCACCTCATCACAAGCCAGCGCAATGCTGGTGGCGGCGCTGGCGCACAGGCTGTCGATATGGGCCACGGTCTTGCCAGCATAGGCGCGGATCGCGGACATGATGGCGCGAGACTCAAACACATCACCACCGGGGGAGTTGATACGGATGTTCAGCACAGGTGCGTCGCCCGCTTGGGCGATGGCGTCAATAACGTTCATGGCGCTCACGCCCCAATCGGCGCTGATTACGTCGTAGAGGTAGAGCGTCGCATCTGTTTCGCTCTTGGCGAGGTTTACCGGCTGTTTGGCGCGGGCCTTGTTGTCGATGTGAAGTCGATAAATTGTGTTCATGGGGCTGGTGCCTCCTTGGGTGCGGCTGGCGCTGTGGGTGGGGCGGCTTTGAAAACCTTGTCGCCGCCTTCGACGGGGGCCATGCGCTTGACCTTGCGGATTTCGTTGACAGACATGAAGCCATCGCCAGAACCCGGCCCGCCGAGCGCGAGACGGAAGTAAGCGCCCTGCCCTGCCGAGTCGCCTTCGATCAGCGCATCCCGGTAGAACTCAATGAACTTGCCGCTGTCACGCGGGAAAAGTTTTCGGTTCAGCTCCTGCTCGATCTTGCGCAGCCACGGTTGCAGGGTGTACTGCACAAATGCGCGCCCGATTGATTCGATGCCTGAACCCCAAGAGGTTGATCCGGTGGACTCGTTGATGAGGAAACCCGGCACGCCAAAGGCGCGGGCCACATCAAGCACTTGGAACTTGCGCGCTTCGAGCAATTGGGCATCGTCGGCGCTCAGGCTTACCTCTTTGGCGGTCAAGCCCTCGGTGAGCACCAGCGGGACGCGATGGGCGTTCTCTGCCCCGGCGTACTTGGCTACGAATGAGGCTTGCAGTTGCTCAATCAGCTCTTTGGTCATTTTGCCCGGTGCGTTCAGGATGATGGATGGGTGTGCCCCACCTTCAAAGAACTTGCCCGAGTAGTTGTCCATTGCGATGGCGTTGCCGATTGCGCTGCGAGCACCGTACTGGATGACCGACATGGAGCGCATGGTGGCGTCGTCAAAGCCAAGGCCATGGAAATGCAGAATGTCAGAAGGGTCAAACCATGTCGCAATGCCGTGGGTGGGCAGCGTGACGTAATAGCGCACGCCTTCGCCGGGTGTACGAATCGGGTTTACTGACCCCCAAGGCAGCGGCAGCAGCTCTTTGACGTTGCCGTTCATGGCACGGCGTATCAGCACAAAGGCGTCGCCGCGCAGAAGTTGCGCCATGCTGACGCCCTCCCACATGGACGCGCTGGTGTACTGTGGTGCGCACTGCTCATTGAGCAAGTACCACAGGGGGTCGCGCGGCAGGCGGTCAGGAATGTCGCCGTTGAGCCGGTACACGTGCAGGGGCATGCTTACGATAGCGCCGCTGATCTTTGCCACGCATGCGGCCACCGCTGACACACGCATGGCGGTGGTCGCCGTCACGGTAGCACCGCTTGGGGCAACGCCAAAGGCGTCATAAACGTCTTGGCTGTAGGTGGCTGCGTTTTGCGGGCGCACCTCTCCCTTGCCGAAACCAAATGCTTCAGCCAAACGGGAAAAAATGCTCATAGGGAAACGAAACCTTGTGTGATTGTTGTGTCGTCAATTTCTGCGGGCATGACGCCGCACGCCATGGCCAACGCCACCATGCCGTCGATGCGGCCCGTGGCCTGTGCCTTTGCAAATTTCCTTGTGCCGCTGGTTGGGCCTTCTACGGCTACCGCGTTGCGGGCACACATTTCCAATATTGGATGGTTGCCGTGTTTGAGTTGCTTCGATAAAAGCCGCGCCTCAAGGTCGCGCAAAGCGGGACTCATGGACACAAACCCTTGACCGAAGTCCTCAAACTTTTCAAGTTCTTCTTCAGTGAAGCCGACTCTCTCAAGCCACGGCTTAAGAAACCGCATGTTGTACCGGTCAAACGCCAACTTGACGATGTTCACGCGGTCAAACAACCCTCTCAGGTACTCCGCGATGTATTCGTACTCGATGGCCCGCCCTGGTGTCACCAGTAGGTGCCCTTGTGTGTGCCACAGGTCATAGGGCACCCGGTCATGCTTCGATTTTTCAATCAATCCATCGCCGGGTAGCCAGAATGATGAATGCACGTCTCCATCTTCGCTGACCAGCACCAGGGCGGTCAAATCGCTGACAGATGACAGGTCAAGCCCACCATAGACGCGCTTGCCGTCGAGCGGTTCAGGTTCTGCGCCGTTTTCAAGCCATATCGCACGGCTGACATACGGGTTCTTGCTCTCCACCCGCTGATTGGCAACGAGGTTTCTGAAGCTGTTCTCACGACTTGGCATACGCTTGGCGTCCGAGGCCATCTTCAGCACTTCCTCATGGTTCATGAGGTGCCAGTTCGGCTGCGCTTTTGCCAGCACATCCGGGTCAAAGGGGTCGTCTTCCATCGGAACCGAGTACAAAATGCACTTGGTTCTGGCGTCTGCCTTGCTCAAGGCGTCGTCAATCAACGTCGAGAGCAGATCGTTCGCGCCGGGTGCCTGGGTGCTGATGATGATTGACAGCGGCGACTCTTGTGCGGCACTTGCTGTCTCCAGCGCTTCGTACAGGTCCGACCTGGGACCGCGAACAGCGCCCAGTTCGTCATGAATTACGAGACTTGGGGATAAACCTAAAGCAGTTGATGCGTCCGCAGACAGCGCCCGGTAGACGGTGCCCAAATCTGCGCAAACAAGCTGTTTGCCGCTTTCCTTGATGGCTACATACTGACTCAACTCACCTGACATTCGCACCATCTTGGCCGCGAGTGCAAACAAAATAGCGGCCTGATCCCTAGACTGCGCAGATGAAAATGCCTGTCCGTTAGGTTTAGCTTCCGGGCCTGCAATATGTAGAAGCAACAACATAGCAGACCAAGAAGTTTTACCGTTCTTCCGTGGAAGCGAACAGATAAATGTCCTTGTTGGGCTTCCGTAGATCATCTCCATCCACAATGCCTGTGCCGGGCTGAGTTTTACAGGTTTTCCAACCAATCTCCCCTCAGGGACACGGCAATGTGTCTCAATCCACTTAATATTTCTTAGCGTTCTGCTAGAAAATTTCACAGGATTGATGTTTTTCATTCTTCATAACC